CCCCGGGGGGGCTGTCATTTCTTGATGACCCCCCGCCCAAATCGCGCCCCACCTTCGATTTACCCCGGAGGTATATTTCGATTTGGGTTTTGGCTTGCCCCGGCCACTTAGTTCTCCATGCCTGTTTCTTGCTCCTTTCCGGGCATGGGCTGGGGCAGGCGAAAACTCAGATCGAAGTATAAGAAAGGATGCGCGATGGTCAAAAAGAAGACCAAAACTCCTCGAACTCCCGAGGAAGCTGAGCGATTAGCGATCAGTGCTGCTATGGAACTTGCGACTCAGCAGATTCTTGACGGCACTGCGAGCAATTCGATGATCATTCATTTCCTCAAGCTGGGTTCCAGTCGCGAAAGACTTGAGCAGGCTCGCCTTGAGGCGGACACGACTCTTGCTCGAGCTAAGGTTTCGGCGCTTGAGTCGGCTGCCCGTACCGAGGAACTGGTTCAGGAAGCACTGGCAGCTTTCAAGGTATATTCTGGAGATTCAGATGCTGAGCTATGACGAACTTAGACACCTACACACGTTTGAAGAACGTCTCGAGTACCTCTCACTCAATGGAGCATTTTTCGGCGAGACCTTCGGCGGATCTAGGTGGCTGAATCAGAGTTTCTACCAAAGCGATATTTGGCGAGAGGCTCGCACCCAAGTTATCGCGAGAGATCTTGGATGCGATCTTGGACTCGAGGGTTACGAGATTCATGACGGTATTGTCGTGCATCATATCAACCCTCTAACTCCTCGTCAGTGTGAGAATTTCGACCCATGCATGTGGGATACCAATAACCTCATCTGCGTGAGTCGAGATACTCATAATGCAATCCATTACGGAACCAAGGCGTTGGCTCTCGATGACTTCGATCCAAGATCACCCGGCGATACAAAACTATGGTAGGAGGCTAAATGTCGATTCTACATGACACAAAGACCTACCTCGGGTTGATGGAGGATGACACTTCATTCGACAGCGAAGTTAAGGACGCCATCGACAATGCTTTGGCGACTGCGACTCAGCTAAATCGCGAAGTTGGCGACCTATCGTCCGAGGCAGATTATCCCGCCACGACTCTTGGGCGGATCCTACGTCAGTATGTGAACTTCTCAGTTCGATTGATGTTCGATCCGCCGCAGACCTCGTTCGCAATCAAGGCCGTCGAGGCTTTGCAGAAAGAGGCGGAGTGGCGACTGACCATTCAATGATTGGAGAAATCCATGAGCGAAGAAACTCTGTCTCACTACGGCGTCCTCGGTATGAAGTGGGGTGTCCGTAAGAAGACTGAAAGCTCCGGTGGAGTCGGACTTCGGTCCGTCGAAGAGAAGAAGAAGATCGGCGAAGCCGTCAATGCTGAGGCATTCCGAAAGGAACGCGCCAAGGCCGAAAAGGCTGCCGAGAAGGAACGCAAGAAGCACGAGTCCGAACTCAAGAAGGCCGCTAAGGCAGCTGCTGCTGCGGCTAAGAAGGCTGCTTCCGCGGCTAAGAAGGGCGCCAAGGCTGCTTCTCAGAAGCACGCAGCAAACAAGGCTGCACGAGCAGAGAAGGCTGCCGAGAGGGCCCGCAAGAAGCTCGAGAACCAGAAGCTGAAGGAAGCTCGCAAGGCTGAGGCCGATCGCAAGAAGAAGCAGAAGGAAGCCGAGCGCGCTGAGAAGAAGCGTATCGCGGACGAGAAGAAGGCCGCGAAGGAAGCCGAGAAGAAGCAGAAGGAACTCGAGAAGCAGAAGATTCCTAAGGGAGGTATTCCAGCCGACCTGCGGAAGGAAGCTCCTCGACATCTCTCTTCTACGGATCTCATCGAGCAGAACAAGCGACTGAATCTTGAGAAGCAGAACTATGAACTCAAGCAGAAGCTCAAGGAGTACGAGAGTCAAAATAGGAGCGTTCTATCCAAGACGGCTGATCTCTTCGTCGACGAGGCTCGTAAGAACCTGACAAAGTATGCGGCTAAGACTGCTACCGATATGCTTACCGCGGCTCTTGACGCCAAGCTCAAGGGGACCGAGTATGAGGGCATTGCGTCGATGGCTAAGAACTCTTTAAACCTTAACGCCATCATCGAGAACGCCGCCTCGTCGAAGGATAAGAAGAAGGACAAGAAGAAGAAGGACAATAGCTAGGTATGGCTTTATCTAACACCGCCACGCCTAAGTACTATGCCCAGTTCCGTGAAAAGGTCCTAGCCGGCGAGATTCCGGTATCACACACCATCGAGATGGAGATGAATCGGATCGACGACTTGATCGCCAACCCGAGATACTTCTATGACGACGGTGCTATCGATGGGTTCATCGCTTTCTGCGAGAACGAGATGACACTTGTCGATGGTAGTGATCTAACGCTTCTTGATTCGTTCAAACTCTGGGCTGAATCACTACTTTCGTGGTTTTACTTCGAGAAAGTGACGAAGTTCGTTCCCGACGAAACCGGCCACAACGGTCGATATATTCAGGTCGACGTTAAGCGGCGCTTGGTCAACAAGCAATACCTTATCATCGCGCGAGGTGGGGCCAAGTCCATGTACATGGCTTTTATCCATGCCTACTTCCTGACTATCGACCCCACCACAACTCACCAAATTGCCACGGCGCCCACCATGCCTCAGGCCGAAGAAACGCTGTCCCCGTTCAAGACTGCCATCACACGCAGTCGGGGGCCTCTGTTTAAGTTCCTGTCGGCGGGGACTGTTCACGCAACAGTGGGCGCCAAGGCGAATCGATCTCTGCTCTGTCCGACCAAGAAGGGGATCGAGAACTTCTCAACAAATTCCATCCTCGAGGTCCGCCCCATGAACGTCGACAAGCTTCAAGGCTTGCGTTCCAAGGTGAACACGATCGACGAATGGCTGTCTGGCGATGTTCGTCAGAACGTCATCTCTGCTCTCGAGCAGGGCGCATCGAAACTCAATGACTGGGTTATCGTTGCAGTATCATCCGAAGGTACTGTCCGAAACGGAGTCGGAGATTCCATCAAAATGGAATTACTTTCGATCCTTAAGGGCGAGTACTACGATCCACACTCGTCGATCTGGTACTACCGGCTGGATGATGTGTCCGAGGTTGGGGATCCAAACATGTGGGTTAAGGCCCAACCCAACCTTGGTAAGACCGTGTCTTATGACACATACCAACGAGATGTCGCTAGAGCTGAGAACGTCCCGTCGGCAAGAAATGACATTTTGGCAAAACGATTTGGCATCCCGTGTGAGGGATACACGTACTTCTTCAAGTACGAAGAAACAATCCCTCACAACCCACGAGAGTTCTGGCAAATGCCATGCGCCATGGGTGCAGACCTTTCTCAGGGCGACGACTTCTGTGCGTTCACGTTCTTATTCCCTCTGTCCACTGGCGACTTCGGGGTCAAGACGCGAGCGTACATTACTACGCGTACGTTCGACAAGCTTCCGGCTGCTGGACGCGCGAAGTATGAGTCGTTCATTCGAGAAGGTTCCCTCCAGGTCATGGACGGAACAATCCTAGACATGATCGAAGTCTACAACGATCTCGACGAATACATCTTGAGATCCGAGTATGACGTTCGAGCGTTTGGGTATGATCCATACAACGCCAGAGAGTTCGTTGAAAGATGGACAACTGATAACGGACCGTATGGGATCCATAAAGTCATTCAGGGCGCGCGAACCGAGTCGGTTCCGCTAGGCGAACTCAAGAGTTTGGCCGAGGACCGAAGGCTCATCTTCGATCAAGAGCTATTCTCATGGGCAATGGGTAACACTATCACCCTTGAGGACACCAACGGCAACCGTAAGATCTTGAAAAAACGAATGGACCTCAAGATCGACTCGGTCGCGGCACTCATGGACGCATGGGTCGCGTACAAACAGCAACTTGATGACTTCAACTAACGAGAGGAGGTAATATGGGCATTATGTCACGGTTGGCTCGGGCATGGAACGTGTTCGCGCACGATCGCCCAGATCGTTACAAGAATAGTAACTACAGCGAATACCGCCCCAGCTACCGTTCTATCGGATCTACAAACCTGGTTCAAACGCTATACAACAAGATTGCATTGGACGTTGCGAACACTCCGATTCGCCATGTGAAAGTGGATCAAAATGGTAGATATGACAGTGAGAAGGACTCTTCGCTGAACGAATGCTTGTCTCTGATGGCGAACATCGATCAGACCTCGAATGCTCTAATCTACGAGCTTGTCTATACGATGCTGGAAACTGGTAGCGCAGCTCTGGTCCCGGTTGACACCGACACCGCTCTGAACGAGGAAGGGTCGTTCGACGTCCTTTCTCTCCGAGTTGGGCGAATCGAGAGCTGGTATACTGACTCAGTCGATGTGAATTTGTATAACGATCGTAGCGGTAATCGAGAAACCATCCGTATCTCGAAGAACTCTGCAGCAATCGTATACAGTCCGCTCTACGACGTCACCGCTAGTAACAGCTCGTTGGCTAATCGTCTCGCTCGAAAGCTCGATGCACTCGATGCTATCGACAATTCCGCTCTGGGTAAGAAGCTGGATCTGATCATTCAGCTTCCATACTCGGTTCGAGGCGAGTTGCGACAGCAGCAGGCTGAGACTCGTCGAGAAGCCATTGAACAGCAGCTTCGAAACTCTGAAATCGGCGTAGCATATGTCGATGGAGCCGAGAAGATCACGCAGCTCAATCGTCCAGTTGAGAACAATCTGCTCGATCAGGTGAAATACCTTTCTGAGCAACTTTACAACGCTCTCGGTTTCACTGAGAGTGTGTTCAACGGCACGGCCGATGCCGAGACCAACCTGTCTTACTACAACCGTACCGTCAAGCCGATCCTTGACACAATCACGAAGTCGGCAACCATGGTCTTCTTGACCAAGACCGCTCGATCTCAGGGTCAGAGGATCATCTACGTGAGGGACCCGTTCGCGGCAACCTCGCTCGACAGTATCGCTTCGATGGCTCAGACGTTCATCACCAACCAGGTAATGACGCCGAATGAGATCAGGTCCATCATCGGCTTGCCGCAGTCCACTGATCCCAAGGCAGACCAATTGGCAAATCCGTACACATCATCTGCGAATGCAGATCAACGGTCAAACAACGACCAGGAGGTTCAAAATGGCAGCGCCTAATGACGTCGCCGACTTCGACGGGTGGGCAACCGTCGCAGGCATCAAGTGCTCCGATGGGCGAGTCATCTCTCATCACGCATTTGAACAGAACGATGGGGCTGTCGTCCCTCTCGTCTGGCAGCACGGTCACGACAACGTGACTAACGTCCTCGGGCACGCCCAGCTCGAGAAGAAGGCTGAGGGTGTTTACGCCTATGGATTCTTCAACGGATCTCAGCAGGCTGAACACGCTCGCGAACTGATTGAACACGGCGACGTTACCGCCATGTCGATCTTCGCGAACAACCTTAAGCAGGACGGCAATGTTGTCAAGCACGGCAACATCGTCGAGGTGTCGCTCGTCCTTAAGGGTGCTAACCCCAAGGCGACGATCGAGAACGTCACCATGGCGCACTCTGATGGCGAGGGCTACTCCGCGGTCATCAAAATGGGTGACGGTGACGTGTCTCACGAAGACTTCGAGGGCTCCGAGGAATCGGACTCCGAAGATGAGTCCTCTGACGAGGACAAGACCATCGGTGAGATCCTTTCCACGCTCACCGAAGAGCAGCTTGAGGCTGTGAATTACCTCATTGCTGCTGCCATCGATGGGGAGTCTGAAGACTCCGAAGAGACCAACGAAGAAACTGAGGAAGATATGAAGCACAATGTCTTTGAGGGCGACAAGACCCCCGAGAACACGCTGTCTCACGCAGCTTTCGCTGAGCTGGTTGAGACTGCCAAGCGAAACAACACCACCCTTCTCGACGAGCTTAAGCACGCCGATTACGGTATCGAGAACATTGGTTACCTCTTCCCGGATGCTAAGAGCATCTCGGATGAGCCCATTACTCTCGACCGCGATCAGTCTTGGGTCTCCGTCGTCATGAACGGGACCAAGCACTCGCCCTTCGCCCGCATTAAGTCGGTCCTCGCGGACATCCGCGACGACAAGGCCCGAGCCAAGGGTTACGCCAAGAAGGCCCAGAAGAAGACCGAAGAGGTCATCAAGCTTCTGACCCGTACGACGTCGCCCACCACGATCTACAAGAAGCAGAAGCTCGATCGCGACGATATCGTCGACATCACTGACTTCAATGTCGTTTCTTGGCTCAAGAACGAGATGAAGGGTAAGCTCAACGAGGAAATCGCTCGCGCTATCCTCATCGGCGATGGTCGTACGATCACTGATCCCGACCGTATCGACGACGAGGCTATTCGTCCAATCCTCAAGGAGAACGACCTCTATGCCATTCACAAGACGCTCGAATCGAACACTACCGATGAGACTCTTGTGGATGACATCGTCCTGGCATCGGCCGAGCTTGAGGGCTCCGGATCTCCGACGCTCTTCATTGCGAAGAAGCGCCTGGTCAAGATGCTTCTCCTGAAGGACAAGAACGGCCGCCGTCTGTATGAGACCGAGGCATCCCTTGCAGGCGCTCTGGGTGTCTCTAAGATCGTCACCATCCCTCAGTTCGAGGGTCTGGAGCACGAGGTCAAGGGTGTCAACTACGAGCTTCTGGCTATCGTGGTCGACCTGCGCGATTACACCATTGGTTCGAACGCCGGTGCGGAGCTCGGTATGGCCGAGTCCTTCGACATCGACTTCAACCAGTACAAGTACCTGATGGAGACCCGTCTTTCGGGCTCTCTGACGGCACCGTACTCGGCCCTGACGATCTCGCGTAAGAAGGCGTGACCTTATGTCGAGGTTTAGCGGCAAGCTAGGCTTCGTGATGACGAGTGAGACGGAGGAAGGTGTCTGGCTCGAGAACTTTGTCGAACTTCCGGTTAAGGGGACTATTCGTAGCCTCTATGTCAGGAACGACAACTCTTCTTCTGCCAACACCAACCTCCGTCTCACCAACGAGATCAGCATCCTGATGGACACTAAGATCCGGACGTATCTAGAGACTCTGAAGTACGTAGTATGGAAGGGTTCAAAATGGGAGGTTCAGTCCATTGGTGTGAACTATCCCCGGCTAACCATCAATCTGGGAGGTCTGTATGCGCACGTATAAGGATCTCCTTCACCTACTTCAGCAAGCGGTTCAGCACAATCGGGTATATTTTCAGCCTCCAGAGAACCTGAAGATTGGATACCCGGCTGTCGTCTTCCACTTGTCGAAGATAGAAATTGACCGAGCTTCCGACGTACCTTACAAGGGCGCTAAGGAATACTCGGTCACTCTCATCACCAAGGATCCAGAGCCTGACGTGATCGACGAAATCCTCAAGATCCCGTATTCGTCTTTGGATACGACATACATCTCGGACGGAATGAACCATTTCGTCTTCACGGTTTACCTTTAAGGAGGGTATCCTATGGCACAGATCAAGTGGGACGAAGAGGGCTCCCATTTCTATCACACTGGCGTTAACAAGGGTGTTCTGTTCCCCTTCGATAACGCTCAGAACCGATACGGAACTGGCGTCGCCTGGAACGGTCTGAAGACCGTCACCGAGACTCCTGAGGGCGATGAGTCCTCGGACATCTACGCTGACAACCTGAAGTACCTGACCCTGATGTCGGCTCCTTCGTTCAAGTTCACGATCGAGGCCTACACCTACCCCGATGAGTTCGCCATCTGCGATGGTACCGCTCAGCTGGTTAAGGGTGTCAACCTCGGTCAGCAGCCGCGTACGCGCTTCGCGTTCTCTTACTGCACGAAGCTGGGTAACGACACCAAGGGCGATGCTTACGGCGAACTGCTGCACATCATCTACGGTGCTACTGCTGCTCCGTCTGAGCGTGCGTACAACACGGTCTCCGACTCCCCGGAGGCGATCTCGTTCTCCTGGGAGTGCTCGACCGTCCCTGTCCAGGTCGACGGCTTCCAGCCGGTCTCCGTCGTCACCGTCGACTCGTCCAAGCTCGACGCGGCGAAGTACAAGAAGCTCACGGACAAGCTGTATGGCGTTGGCGCGGGCGCCGGTACTCCCGGTACCCCGACCCTCGTCATGCCTAACGAGCTGCGTACGATCCTGGCGTGATCTCTCTCACGCTTGAGTTTGGGGGAGAGGAGCGGTTTGACGAGCGTAGTAATACGTTTGTTACGCTGGAGCCGTTTACAGTTACTCTTACGCATACCCTGTCTGCGGTGGCTGAGTGGGAATCCGTCTACAAGCGGTCATTCCTGGAAACCCCACCACAGACTGGCGAAGAGTTAGTGTACTACATCCAGTGTATGTCGGACCGCCCTCTCCCTCGAGATTTTGTCAAGCGGCTCGACCAATCCGTTCAGGTCAAAATAGCAGACTATTTGTCTGACAATGCTACTGCGACGGTTCTATGGAATCCACCTTCAAATGGAGGCCCTCGAGATACCATGACCAGTGAACTAATCTACTGGTATATGACTCAGTTGAGTATCCCATTCGAATGTGACAAGTGGAATCTGAATCGGCTATTGACTCTGATTCGTCTCGCCGCAGCTAAACAGAACAACCAAAAGCCAGACGCCCGGGCTTCAGCAGCTCAGCGTGCGGCTATGAACCAAGCCCGTAGGGCTAGAACTGGGAGTAAAGGATGATCGACATTCCGGCAGACGCACAGGTCCCGGCAGGGCCTGATCCCCATGAGGACCGAGACCGCGCAATTTACGAAGGGGAGTGAGTATGAGCAAGATCGACGACGTTATGTCGCACGCCACTTATCGCCTCGGCTACTATGCTCCGGACGATCCTGAGCCGGGTTCTGAGGCAGGCCGATGGCTCGCTAAGTGTATGAACCAGCCTTGGCTTGCTGGTCCGTCCGAAGACATCTGGTGGTGTATGGCCTTTGTCAGCATGTGTTTTGACATGGCTGGCGAGATCGACGCAATCGGTGGCTACAGCTACAATACCGACGTCACGAAGAACCGTATGGAGAAGGTCTCTATTGAAGACGCGCAGCGAGGAGACGTGGTGCTCTTCGACTGGGATCGCGACGGTATTACCGACCACGTCGGCATCGTCGAGGCCAACCTTGGCGACGGCTGGCTTCAGACCATCGAGGGCAATACTTCTCCGTCCAACGCAGGTTCCCAGTCTGCTGGCAACGGTGTCTATCGCCGCCAGCGTTCTTTCGGAATTGACTGCGTCCTTCGACCTAAGTGGTCCGACGCAAATGACTCCGATGATTCGGACGGCGCAGATAGCCTGACCGACAAGTGGTGGGGCAAGGCTACGACCTACGCTCTCCAGGCGTCCATGGGTCTTCCAGCTAACGGCTGGATTGAAGACCAGGACGAGGACAACGAAGAGTACTTCGAGCGTACTGGTACTGGCTGGGATTGGGTTGAAGACCCGCACGACGGTTCCGACACAATCGCAGAGCTTCAGCGTCGTCTCGACATTGAGGCGGACGGCATCGCCGGACCTGATACGGTGTCTGCACTCCAGCAGCACCTGCGAAACCGCGGACACGAGCTCGATGTTGATGGCTACTGTGGCTATCGCACGGTCGAGTGTCTCCAGTACGAGCTTGTCAACGGCACGCTCTGGGGCTGATCAAGAAAGGAGGGCCGTCATGATCGAGATGAAGTTCGACGCTGAGTTTGACATGTCAAAATGGTTGACACAAGTCAAGAACAAGAAGCTTCGTGACGTGCTAGCAACCGCTGGTACTCGAGGCGTGGCGGCCCTCCGGGCCAACACCCCGGTTGGTACTGGGAAGACTGCCGCTAGCTGGCAGTACAAAGTCAAGCAGACCAAGCGAGGTGTTAAGATCGTTTGGTATAATACTAACATCGTGTCCAAGGTTCCTATTGCGATTATCCTGCAATACGGACACGGGACGCGTCAAGGTGGCTACGTCCAGGGTAGGGACTATATCAACCCCGCGATGAAGCCCATATTCGACGAAATCGACCGAATGGTTGGGAGGGCCATCAATGGGTAAGAGTATTGAGAATAAGGTCGTCTCCCTGGAGCTCGACGATTCGAAGTTCACAAGCCGAGTCGATGGCGTTCTCCGTAACGTTGACCGACTGAAGTCCGGAATGAACTTCAAGCAGTCGACCGATGGACTTGACAATGTTGGTAAGGCCGCTCAGGATGCCTCAAAGCAGATGGGCAGTATCTCTGACAGCGTCAAGAACATCAACACTTCTGTCGTTAACAATTCGACGACTGCTGCAGCAGCTACAGCTAATGTTGGCGCCGCGGCGAAGATTTCGTCGACCAATTTCTCCATGCTCGCGGGCGCCGCTTCCGTGGCCATGGGTAACATCGCATCTAAGGCCCTTATGGCCGGCGGATCGGTGCTTTCCTCATTCACGTTCGGACCTATCATGGACGGTTTCCGCGAATACGAGAACCAGCTTAACGCGGTTCAGACTATTCAGGCAAACACGTTCAGCAAGGGTGAGACCACTGCGACGATCAACGCAGCTCTTGACGAACTGAATGCTTACGCGGACCGAACCATCTACTCGTTCACCGAGATGACACGCAATATCGGTATGTTCACATCTGCAGGTGTGGGGTTGAAGGATTCGGTTGCCGCGATTAAGGGTCTGTCGAACGTCGCAGCAATGTCTGGCTCAACTTCTGAGCAAGCCGCAACGGCAATGTACCAGCTGTCACAGGCGCTTTCGACAGGCTCTGTAAAACTTCAAGACTGGAACTCGATCGTGAACGCTGGTATGGGCGGCGAGCAGTTCCAGGAAGCACTTAAGCGTACCGCGCGTACCTACGGCGTCGAAGTCGACAAGATGATCGACAAGGCAGGTTCGTTCCGTAACTCGCTCAAGGACGGATGGCTCACATCCGAGATCATGATCGAGACACTGACCCAGTATACTGGCGATTTGTCTCGCGAACAGCTGCTGAGCGCCGGTTACACGGAGCAGCAGGCCGACGAAATCATGAAGCTCGCTGAGACCGCTAACGATGCAGCGACGAAGGTCAAGACTTTCTCGCAGTTGATCGATACGACGGCTGAGGCATTGGGCTCGGGATGGGCTTCCATCTTCCGAACGATCTTCGGCGACTTCGAGCGAGCCCGTACCATGTGGACCGCAGTGTCTGACGTGGTAAACGGAGGCATCGGAACGTTCTTCGATGCGCTTCAGGGTATTCTCGACCGCTGGGATGAACTCGGTGGTTGGGAGGAATGGTGGTACGGTCTCGGTGAACTCTGGACTGCTATCGCTAAGCCACTTAAGGCAATCGGCGAAGGCTTCTTCAGCGCTTTCCAAGGTGACGCCGGAAAGGCTCTGTACGATTTCTCGTACTACTTCCGTCATTCGATCTCCCAGTGGCTAATGATGTCTGACGACTTCGCCAACAACCTTGGCAAGGTCTTCAAAATGGCAGGCGAATTGCTCTCGCCAGTCCTTGAGGTCCTTATTGGGTTCGCATCGGCGATTGTCCAGATTGGCGTGGCCGCGTTTAAGATCGGCGTGATCCTTGCTGGGATCTTTATCAAGCCTATGATCCTTATCGCCGCTAAGGTCGGGGACATCGTCTCCGTCTTCAGCGACTGGTTTGGACAGATGCTTGGTGGAACGGACGTCCTCGGAGGCCTGGCCAAGGTCCTCGACTGGATTGTCGACAAGTTCCAAAAGCTTGCTGACTGGATGTACGCCATTGCGGACGTCACGATCACTCCGATCTTCGATGGACTTAAGGTTACCATCGAGGCAGTGCTTAAGCCGCTCGGTGAATTCATCGAGACGATCAAGAAGGCGACATATAACGTCTTCAAGCCTTTCGGCGATGCAGTGTCGAATGTCTTCGGAGCGATCTTCGGCTTCGCTTCGGGCACCGGTGGTCCAATGGAGAAGATCAAGTCCGCTTTCGGCGGGTTCGGCTCAGGGTTCCTTGAGAACATGACCAAGCTCGCGGATGCCATCGGACCCAAGTGGTCTGAGAAGGTCAAGGCTTTCTCAGATTCGATTCTCCCAATCAGCGAGACTATCGGCAAGCACCTTGGCGGGGCTGTCGAGAGCGCTGGCAAGGGAATCAAGAAGTTCTGGGATGATGCGTCTCCCAAGATGGCTGAAGCTTGGTCTGAATCGACTAAGCGGATGAAGGATTCGATCTCCGGAGTCGGTAAGGCTTTCGGTCGAGCCGGCGATACCATCTCTAAGACGTTCGCACCACAGGTGCAGGCAGTTAAGGACTTTGGCAAGGCCCTCGGAGACATCTTTACCCACCTCGGTGACCATCTCGACAACAACACCTTCCTGTCGTCAATCGGCGATAGCTTCGAGAACATGATGAAGTCGTTTGGTCCGTTTGGATCGCTAATTAACGGCATCATCGATCTGTTCGGGAAGCTCGGGGATCTAACCAAGTCTATATTTGGCGGATTCGGCGACGAGGCGAACGGCGCAGCAGGCGGACTGTCTACTTTCGGGAAGGCAGCCTCTGACGCATTCGACACACTCGGCGCTGTCGGCGGGACTATCTATGCCGCGGCTACGGGTATCGTCGAGTTTTGCGCGTCGGTCGTCGAGGCCATCGCGAATCTGATCGACTGGCTCACCAAGGGTATTGACAATATCAAGAAGTTCGCTTCTGAGTCTCAGGCATTCGACTCATTCAAGAAGAACGTCGGCAAGGCATTTGACAACGCCGGATCGATGATCCAGACTTTCTGGTCTGGTCTCGGCTCTAGTCTCAAGGACCTGTCGATTTCTGATCTCTTGAGCGGAGTCCTGCTCGGCGGCGGTCTCGGTATGGGGTTCAAGACCCTTCAGACCATACTTCAGCAATTCACGAAGACCACGGATTCGTTTTCCGGGATGTTCGACAAGTTCGGAAAGATTGGCGACTCGATCTCTGGAGTCTTCAACTCGCTGACCGACGCACTGAAGTCCATGCAGGAAGTCGTCAAGGCCAAGGCCCTTCGAGAGATTGCGATCTCTGTTGGTATCCTGGCTGGTTCGCTATTTATCCTTGCGATGATTCCCGCACCCCGACTCATTCAGGGTGCCGTCGCCATCGGCGTCTTGACCAAGATCCTTCTCATCGCTCTCACTCAGATCAGCGAGATGAAGATCAACAAGATGCAGATTGCTGGCGTCATCGGCGCTGTTATGGCATTGTCTATCGCGATCCTACTGATGTCGGTCTCGGTTGGAATTCTTGGATCTATGAAGTTGAGCACTGTCGCACAGGGTATCGGCGCTGTAATGGTACTGGTGCTTGGTATGACAACTGCCGCGAAGCTTCTGTCAAAGGATTCCAAGACGATGATCCAAGGCGTCGGGTCCATGATTGCCATGGCAATCGCCATCAACATGCTCACGATCCCGATTATTGCTCTAGGCCTGCTCCCGATCAAGGTTATCGCCCAGGGCGTTATTGCGATTGGTGTATTGATGGGCATTCTGGCCGGCTTCGTTCTTCTGATGAACAAGGCCGCTAGCGATCTCGGCAAAATGGCAGCCATTTCGCTGATGATGATCTCGTTCGCGTTCTCGATTCAGATGCTCGTTGCTGCCGTCGCAGTAATGGGTTACATGGACATGAACAAACTGTTCCAAGGAATAGTTGGCTTGTCCGCAGTAATCCTACTTCTCGTGGCCATCGCTAATCTGATGCCTCCCACGGCAATTGTCGGGGCTGGATCGTTGATCCTGACTGCAATCGCGATGAACATCGCAGTCGGGGCGATCGTACAAATGGCGAATCACAGCTGGGGTGAAATCCTTAGCTCTATGGGCAAACTGCTTCTCGTCGTCGCGGCCATTGTCGCAGTGGCGTTTGCAGCTCAGGGTGCTTTGATCGGTATTACTTCGCTTACGATACTGGCATTCGCCCTGAACCTATTCGCGAGTGCTTTGAGCAACGCAGCTGGTCTCAGCTGGGATGCTCTCAGCAACGGTCTATGGGCAATTGGTATTGGACTGGGTATTCTTATTGCGGCGGGGTATCTCGCCATTGGAGCTGCCCCGGGTCTAATTGCCCTGGCATTGGCCATCGGAATTCTTGGTGCAGTCATCATTGGTGTCCTTACGGCATTCACGGCTCTGGCTGTGGTTGTTACCGCCTTCTTGGCAGTGGCATCGGCAGCGGGGCCGGCTATCGGTGCAGGACTCGTCGCTATCGCGGCCGGTATTGCAGGAGCGGCGGCCATCATCGCGGCGGCAGCACCAGCTATCCAGGCAGCGTTAATCGGCGTCTTCTCTGCGGTGGAGGCAGCAGCCCCGGCATTGTCGGGCGCTCTCTCGTCTTTGGTTCGAGCATTCGGACCTGCAGTGAATGAGTTGATCATCGTGGCGGGTATTGCGATCCGACAGTTCATCAGCCAGTTCGCGCAGATAATCAAGCAGAAGATGCCTGAACTCGTTCAGACTTGGACGACAATTGTGACGGGCCTACTCGAGACCCTTCGCAACGTCTGGCCTGACGTGATTACTACAGTCATCGATCTGCTATATCAGCTGATTTCACAGATCGTTGCCGCTCAACCCAAGTTCATAGAATCCTACGCGGCTTTGTTGAAGGGGTTTATCGAAACGATCAAGACCTGTGTTCCGCTGATCGTCGAGGCGATACTAACGCTGCTTCAAGCACTCATTGATGGTATTGCAGCCAAGATTCCTGATCTGACTACGTCGGGTGCAAACCTTATCGCAGCGCTGATCAATGGTATCGCGGCTAGTTCCTTGATCATCATCAATGCCGCATGGGATGCTGTCATTACATTCATCAATGGATTTGCTGATGCAATCGATCAGAAGGGACCGGAGCTTCAAGCCGCGGTCAACAAGCTGATCAAGGCCATCATCAATTTCATCAAGAATGGTCTGACCGGAATGGCCAATACATTTGCACCGCATGCAAGTTCCATCGGACGCAACATCATCAACGGTGTTATCAACGGTGTGTCTGGCGCTGCCGGAGCCCTTTACAATAGGCTGCGCAACGTCGCCTCGAGTGCTCTTAGCTCGTTTAAGAGTACTCTTGGCATCCACTCGCCTTCGCGTGTATTCGCGACCGCGGCTGGATTCATCGTTGCGGGTATTGTGCAGGGTATCGACAGGAACCAGTCTGACGCGGTTGATGCGATGTCTGGTCTTGGCGATGACATGGTCAACGCGATGGCCAATCTGGATACCGACTGGAATCCTGTCATCAAGCCGACTGTCGACCTTTCTGAGGTCAACGGTCTGCAAGATCTCACGATGAACGATCTGAGTGCGAATGTTATGGCGTCGTCGGTTCAAAATGGCAGCCAAACTGCGCAGGAGATTCGAGCACTTCGAGACGAACTGCGCAACAACCAGAAGCCGATGGTCTTCAACCAATACAACGAATCGCCAAAGGCGCTCGATCTCAATGACTTGTATCATCAAACTGAGCGCCAACTCGAACGAATGAAGAGGATGTAATCCACATGACATACACAAAGGTTCGAATACTAAATAGTTACGGTTTGGAATTACCGCTGTATTTGAATCGTGTGGACCGGGGATGGGTCGCCCAGATCTTAAACGGATCTTTTGGTCCGAATAGAGATTACAATTTTACAGGAAATGTCGTTACGTCGATGACAGAAAAATACATCGACATTAACATGCGTCTGACGCCTACTGTCCCGATCCCGGAACGACCCGCCAGGTACTTCCTCGACTACCTTTCATCAAAAAGGGTTTCACGAGTCGAACTCTCGGACCCAGCCCTCAAATTTCCGAGCATCGGATACAAGAAGAACGAAACAACGACATATACTAAACCGACTCTCTCGTTTGGTAGCGTCGCGTCGTTTGACCAATCCTGCGTTATTCGTGAGCTTAAGTATAACTATACGGAATCTCCCGCAACCATAGAATTTACCATTTCTACGAAACTGCCCATCATGTATGGGGATACATTCACGCTGTATATGGGGCTTGGGAACCAGAACTGGACACAAGCCAAGAGTGATATTGTTTCGACAATCCAATCGATTGCTCCAAACATTGGTCCAGTTGATATCCGCGAACTGAAATTGTCCCTGCCAGCCATTGGAAGTGCGAAGTACGTAATTTTCGGCGGCGATATGGACATGTTTTCGGCGGTGCTTAAGGGTAACTCATCCAGTAATCCAGGGGTATTCTCGATGTACGGCCTAATCGACGGAACTCGACGTTTCTCCATCACGGGGGGATATGATGAAAATGCGGCTGCGTGTTATGCATATGAATCATATCCGTCTTTCGACATTAGGAGCTTGATTGATTGGTTGGGACACCTTAGCGAACCCCCAAAGATACAGCTTGACGACAGGGGCCTAGGTTATTGTAAATTAGAAATGGTCATGACCAGAAAGAGTCTCTAGTAATGCCCAACGTTGTACAAGTACTTGGCGGAAAAATGATGGGGTCGTTTTCCACGATTCCCGTTTTCGATACGTTGATCAAAGAGGGTTTGTATACCGCTTCTATGACGTTTAGATGCAATGGGTTGTTCCCTTATCCTCCGGGAACAGTCGTATGTTGCTTCGGCGCCACGTCTACTCCGTTTGTAGCCGATGAGATCGTGTACGAATCACAAGGCATTAGCGAAGTTCGATGTATCTCTGTTTGGGAATTGTTGAAACGTCGAAACAAGTGTGGATCATATGAGAATCTGTATCCGACCTCATTTCAACCGCTTGCGTTATTTAAAGGTTTTCTAGACGTCATAAACAAAGACCCAAACCGATGGTTTACATATTGGTTAAGGGGCTCGGTTCCATCCGACCTTACAAGTTATACGGATAAGTTCGACCCGTCAACGAGTATATACGACGACATGTATAACGCCGCTTTATACAATCAATTGTATTTCACTTCAGACATTAGTGTGACCGACGGCATCAATAACAATTTGGACATCACGTTGCATGCCAAGTCGTTGAACGACCAAAATAATATCGTTGATTTGGGGCCCTTGGATTCGACAACGTCTAGACTTACTAGACGCCTCCCCGGAGCCCCAACGCATTGGTATATTGGGAAAACCAGCGACTATGGTATGTGGAAGATGGCGTCTCGTGGTCGTATTCGCACGTGGTACGAAAATCGCCCGTACATGCAAAACACGACGGACTGGAAAGGCGTATACCGATACGAATCCGGAGTCCCCGGCAGTAACGATCGGGAATGGGGGCAAACCACCGAAGAAATTCGATGCGAACCTCTCAGGTCGGTAAGTGTCGACATCGAAGAAGTTCAGTCACAGCGTTTTTACTCATTGCCGATTGGGCGACCAGTACAAGCGACGATAATGGACGTCATGTTCACTGGGTATGTTATCGAGAGAACTGTGAGTGGCGGCGATCTCACAACATATTCAATCAAAATTCAGCCCGATCGGTTCTATCAATATGGAGAGGAGGTTACCGATAAGTGGATCTAACAAAGATCGCCGAAATGGCGAATCCAGCGGTAACCGCACTGCTAGGTAGTTCCGGAATCTGGATGTGGGCGAAGACAAAGACTGACCGCATCAATTCAGAAGATAGACTACTGCTAGCAGTCGCTAGGAGTCAGCTCGTCGAGCAAGGTCGCGAATACCTCAAACGCGGATACATCACAATGGACGAGTACGAGGAATATGAAGAACACTACAAGTTGTATTCCGGTCTGGGCGGAAACGGCCTTGCTCGTCGCATATTCGAACAGGTAGACGAACTACCCATGATGCCTAACGGCATTGACGGAAGGAAGAACAAGTGAACAATCAGACCTACGATATTCTCAAGCGTGTTGCGCTTATCGTCATCCCGGCGCTGGCTACATTCGTCAACGCGGTTGGCATTGTCTGGGGTGTCCCGCACACCAACGAGGTGACCGCGACAATCACCGCATTTGGTGTCTTCCTCGGGGCAACTCTTGGGATCTCTTCCAAGAACTACGAACCAGAGACTCACGGCAACCTCATGGTGACGAAGCATGATGACGTCTATGCGGACTTCGCGGCTGAGCCTGCGAACCTCAAGGACGGCGACACTATCGTCCTGAAAGTGTCCAAGCCTGAGGCATAATAAAAACGTTCGGCATAGTGAGTACTACCCACTCTACACGAAAGGACTCACCATGTCTAACGTCGAACGCCTCTACGAACCTGAGGACCTCGAGAACGAGGTGCTTAACTGGCTCGGTGGAGAGGACCCTTCGACCAGTGAGTACACCACCGCTGTTGGTAACCTCGAACGACTGCACAAGCTCGTTAAGGACTCTGACCTTAAAGAGAAGCTTATGCCTTCGTCCGAGACAATTGCCAACGGCGTGGTGTACTTGCTCGGTCTTATGGCGGTCCTCAACTACGAGCAGACACACGTTCTTGCCTCAAAGGCATTTTCGATGCTGAAGTTCCGTAAGTAGAACTGCTCGAAGTCTATAACCCTAAAATCTAGGATTATAGACTTTTTTCTTACAGTATATTTTACGCGGCGAATAATGAGAACTATCAACCCTCTTTGAAAGGAATAGCCATGCTTTTCACCGCCATTTCCATCCTCAACGGTTTCGCCTTCCTCAGCACACTCATTGTGCCGATCTGGGCGATTTTCCTGATTGGGGTTGCCGGCTACCTGGCATTTCTGGACAACTGAATACTCAACCTATGACTCTTACAAGGGTTATAGGCTTTAACTAGAAAAAACTAACACAAACTTTACACAACTAATAATGAGAACTATCAACCCTCTTTGAAAGGAACCATCATGTTCAACGCACTCACCATCGTTGTTTCCATTCTCCTCACCCTCTCTTTCGCCTACAACATCTGGCTCGCCTATGTTGCTGACCGCTACGAGACCACCATCAAGAAGGTGGCCGCCTCGGCTGTCCGCGCATACCGCGACCTCGCTGACGGCGAAGCCAAGGCTGAGGTGCTGGACACCCTCCTGCGTGACATCGATCACGACCTCAATGACTGAACC